GGTGTGTTTGGCGGATGTGAATATGTATCCTCAACTACTGGTGCTACGATATGGTCTAACTACTGGCCCGGTTCTGGCGCGGATAGTAACTATCCTGTCAAAGCCTTTTTGTACGACGATCCAAATCAATTGTTCCAAATTGCTACTTCCAACGTTGTAGCAGGTCAGAACACAGAAGCTGAAGTAAGAACTTCGGTTTTTGCAAACATAGCTTTTGCAAACGGTAACAGTGGATCAACATCTACTGGTTTATCTTCGGCAACAGCGGATCTAAATACAGTTGCAACCACCAACACGTTAGCGTTGAGAATTATGGGGATTCAAGACAGTCCTGCTAATTCTGACTTTACCGCTGCTGGTATCCCATTAATCGTTCGTATAAACAACCACTTCAATGCGCCTACTGGCTCTATTGCAGCGGCTACTGTTTCTACAACTGGCGTATAAGGAGCTTAAAACATGGCTATATCTCGCGCACAACTAGCGAAAGAGCTAGAACCGGGCCTGAATGCGTTATTTGGGTTAGAATACAATCGTTACGAAAACGAGCATTCCGAAATCTTTGATGAAGAAAGTTCAGACAGAGCTTTTGAAGAAGAAGTGATGCTCGGTGGTTTTGCTGCTGCACCTACTAAGAGTGAAGGCGGAGCCATATCATTTGATGACGCGCAGGAAACATATACTGCACGTTACACACATGATACGATTGCTTTAGCATTCTCAATTACTGAGGAAGCTATTGAAGATAACTTGTATGACCGTCTGGCATCACGTTACACCAAGGCTTTGGCTCGTTCCATGGCTACAACCAAGCAAATTAAAGCTGCTACCGTACTAAACAATGCGTTTACTGGTGGAGCTAGTGCTATTGGTGATGGTGTTGCACTCTGTTCAGCGGCACATCCGTCGTTATCAGGCAACCAAACAAACCTTCTTGCTACTGCGGCAGATCTCAACGAGACTTCTCTTGAGCAAATGCTAATTGACATTGCAGGTTTGACTGACGAGCGTGGTCTAAAGATTGCGGTTCGTGGTATGAAATTGATTATCCCTAAAGAACTGCAATTTATTGCAGAAAGGGTTATGAACTCTAACCTACGACCGGGAACAGCGGACAACGATAATAACGCAATGAAAAATATGGGAATGCTCCCAGAAGGTGCGGCGGTTAACCACTTCCTTACCGATAATGATGCGTATTTTATCAAAACTGACGCTCCGAACGGTTTTAAATACTTCAATCGTTCTGCAATCAAAACTGCCATGGAAGGTGATTTTGATACAGGCAACATGCGGTTTAAGGCTCGTGAGCGTTACAGCTTCGGTGTCTCAGATTGGCGTGGAGTCTTCGGAACTCCGGGAGCTTAATTGCTCTTTTAGTGAAAATAGAAAAGGCGGCTTTTGTCGCCTTTTTTTTATTTAAAATAATTTATAAAGGAACAAAATAAATGGCAAAACCGGGATTATATGCAAATATACACGCAAAAAAGAAGCGCATCGCCGCAGGATCGGGTGAAAAAATGAGAAAACCCGGTACAAAGGGGGCTCCTACAGCATCACAATTTAAACAGGCTGCAAAAACGGCTAAAAAACCTACGAAGATGAAATATGGTGGAGCAGTTAAAAAGAAAGGAAAAATGAAAAAATGAAGTGGATTATGAAAAGATTGTCTGAACCATCCTCATGGGGTGCAATAGGGCTTGGAATAGTTGCTTTAGGTAGCATTTTTGGATTAGGTGGCGAAGCTTTGTTTATTGGACTAGGTTGCGCCGTACTTGGTTTAATTTTGTCTGAAGAAGCAAAAAAATAAATTAAAGATTGCGCTCTTTCTTTTTTTAAAAGGGTAGTGTACTCTATAACCACCTTGACAGCCGCATAATGCGGCTGACATTTGCCAAGACAAGGAGATTAACATGGCTAATACAACATTTAACGGCCCAGTCCGTTCGGAAAACGGTTTTGAAACCGTAACAAAAAATGCAACAACAGGTGCTATTACAATTACTAGTGGTAATAAAATGGCTGTTGAAGCTGCAACAGCGGCAGGAATAGAAGGAACTGCGGCTGTTTATGTCACTCAAGTAGAAAGATTTAAAAGTGACACTACGACTAATGTAAACATTGTTAAAACAACCATACTATTGGATCTTACTGGACTGCGTTCAACAGCAGCGGGAGATATTATTGGTAAAGATGGTGATGGTGTTGCTTACATTGGGCAGGTTACTACTGCTAACTCAGGTACAGTTTTTGGTGTCACTATGTTGTGTCTTGAAACACCTGCTGGTGGAGATCCAGACATTAATCTACATTCTGCTACAGAAGCTACAGGTGTTGAAGATACGCCTATTTCTGATTTAACTGAGACTTTGATTATCAACTCAGGTGATTTAGCGGCGGGTAGTTTAGTTGCTGGTGGCGACATTGCGGCAGATCAATACTTGTATTTAACTGCGGGTGCAACAACAGACGCAGATTATACTGCGGGACGTTTACTGATTACAATTACTGGTTACGACGTAGCAAGTTAATAATTAAGGTAGGGGGAGACCCCTACCGCTTTTGCAAAGGAGAATATTATGGCAGGTTCAGACGTACAAGCCACCTTAATTGAGGCAGCGGTAGCCGATCCTAATGGAATTTCAGTAAGCGCCGCGGTTGGAAACAACGCTAGTTTGGTTATAGGCGGAGCTTTAGCAAGCGGAGGAGCCGTTACTTTTGATGAACCACGAAATGTAACAATTACTTCTGCTGGAAATGATAGCGGAATATCTTTTACTGTTACTGGAACAGACGTAGACGGGACCGCTCAAACAGAAAGTATTACAGGAGCAAACGCGGACATAGCAACAGGATCAAGCACTTTTGCTACAGTTACCGCAATTGCGGCAGTAGGAAATCCTGCGGGTAATGTTGAAGCTGGTTCGGGAACTGCGGTAAAAGCTACCGTATTTGCGGGAAGATGTAGGCTAAGAGGTTTATATGCTGTTAACACAGCTACTGGCGGTAAGATAAGTTTTAGAGAAACTTCTGAAACAGGTACTGTTCGGATGCAATTTAATACTGTTAGTAATGCAAACACTACCGAATATCCCGATATTCCTGACGAAGGTCTTTTGTGTAAGAACGGTGCATATGTGACATATAGTTCAGAAACTATGTCCTCTTTGACTGTGTTTTTTAATTAGGGGTGTTAAATGGCTACTACTCAAAACGTAAAACGAACTCCTTCGGGAAGAATAGTTTATCGGGGAGAGTCGTTTGCTGGTTACAACAAACCAAAACGCACACCTAATAAAAGCAAAAAAAGCGCTGTGTTAGCTAAAAAAGGTTCCCAAATAAAATTAGTTAGGTTTGGTGATCCAAACATGTCTATAAAAAAAGATCAGCCATCTAGAAGAAAAAACTTTCGGGCAAGGCACAATTGTGCAACTGCAAAAGATAAATTTTCTGCAAGATATTGGTCTTGTAAGGCGTGGTGACATTATGAAGGCAATAGAGGTTTTAAGAGAACTGGAAAAGCATGAAGCAGAGTGTTTACTTCGATATAGAAATATTGAAAAAGAATTAAGCGATCAAAAGAACACTCTTAAATTAATGGACGCTAAAGTCTGGGGATTAGCTGTTTTAATTATAGTAGCGCCCTTTGCAGCAAAATTATTGGGGTAAATATGGCAGTTTCAGGAAGTACCGATTTTGAACTAGACGTTTCAGAATATATTGAAGAGGCTTTTGAAAGATGTGGGTTAGAAGTCCGAACAGGATATGATTTAAAAACTGCCCGAAGATCTCTTAATTTGTTGCTTGCAGAGTGGGCAAACAGGGGTTTAAACCAATGGACTATAAAGCAAAGAAACTTTACCGTAACTAAAGCTGACGGTGATTATCCTTTGGGTACAGATGTTATAGATATTTTATCTGTAGTGGTTAGAAGAGATGGAACAGATTATTCTTTAGATAGAATGAGTAGGGATGGGTTTATTTCAATTCCAGACAAATCGTCAGAAAGCCGTGTAAACCAGTTTTTTTTAGACAGGCAAATAACTCCTGTTTTAAATCTTTGGCCTCTTCCTGATAATTCTACCGATGTTGTTTATTATAACGCTCTTACTAGAATGGATGATGCGGATGCCTACACAAACACATTAGCAATGCCGTTTAGGTTTTATCCTTGTTTAGCGGCAGGTCTAGCTTATTACATTGCTATGAAAAAAGCGCCTGACAGGGTTCAAATATTAAAAGCTTTATATGAAGAGGAGTTTGAAAGAGCGGCTACAGAAGATAGAGACAGAGCTTCGTTTAACGTTGTCCCACAATATAATTATTTTAGGTCTAATTAATGTCAAAATTTGCAACAGGAAAAAATGCGTATGCTATTTCAGATAGATCTGGTTTTAGATACAAGTATCAAGATATGCGAAGAGAGTGGACTGGTTTTTTAGTAGGAAAAGATGAATACGAACCAAAACAACCTCAATTAGGTCCTTTTCCTAAAGTATCTGATGCACAAGCTTTGAAAAATGCACGGCCTCCGCAAAACGTTGAAGAAGAACGAAGCGTCAATTGGGGTTGGAATCCTGTAGGACAAAGATATAATTTTGATTTAACCCCAAATACTTTAATAGCTACCGGATCGGTAGGAACTGTAACGGTGGAAACAACATGAGTTATACATATGCCCAATTAAAGTCTGCAATACAAAATTATGCAGATAATGCAGAAACAACGTTTGTAGCAAGCATACCTGATTTTATAGAAAGTGCTGAACAAACAATATTAAATTCTATAGATTTACAATATTTTAGAAAAAACGTTACGGGGGTAACTTCTGGAACGGGCACTGATCCATATTTACAAGTTCCTAGTGACTACCTAGCTTCTTTTAGCTTATCTGTGTTAAATGGAACAACCAAAGAGTTTTTATTAGAAAAAGACGTTAATTTTGTACAATCTTTTAATCCAACATCTGCTACAGGTGTACCAAGATATTACGCTTATTTTGACATAAATAATTTTATTTTAGCTCCAACACCTGCGGCGGTTTACACTGCGGAATTGCATTATTTTTACCGACCAAATAGTTTAACGGCTGCTGGTGAGAATGGAACAACATGGTTAAGCGAAAATGCGCCTAATGCTATGTTATATGGTAGTTTGATTGAAGCCTATATTTATATGAAGGGGGAGCCGGATATAATGAAATCATATCAAGATCGTTTTTTACAATCTTTAGAGCGTTTAAAAGATTATGGAGAAGCAAGAGAGAACTCTGACGCATATCGTAAAGGGCTTCCTACGAGGCCGCGAACATGAAAATTGCTATTGTAGGTTTGGGCGGAAGTTATTCTGATTATATAGCAGCTCGGATACGTTCAGAAAAGTTTGATGAAGTATGGGGTATAAACTGCGTTGGTGGTATAATTCATGTAGATAAAACTATTATGATGGACCCTGTTTCTAGGTTTTTAGATACAGAGGATGCCGGATCACAGACAGGAATTGCTAGACATTTTTTAAAAACAAATACTAAACCTATTATTACTTGTGAAATGGATGACAGGGTTAAACATTTACAACCGTATCCTTTAGAACAAGTTGTTAAAGAGTTAAATATTTGTTATTTTAACAACACTGTACCTTATGCAATAGCATACGCTATTTGGTCCGGGGCAAAAGAACTTTGTTTATATGGTTTAGATTACACTTATAAAAATGTTAGTATGGCTGAAGCAGGTAGAGCATGTACTGAGTTCTGGTGTGCTATTGCTACAACAAGAGGTGTAAAAATAGAAGTTGCACATAATTCAGGTCTTTTAGATACAAACGTGCCCGATAATGAAAAGTTGTACGGTTATCATAGATTAAAAGATCCTTTGGTTCAGACGCACGAAAAAGGTGGGTTGTTAATAACTAAACAATCTAAAGTAGATCCACCAGAACCGTTAGATCAAAGTCCTGTAATATTTGGAAGACATGATTTACATGAATTAAATGGGAAAGATCCGCATGTTTAGCGTTAATAGCAATACTACCGTTGGTCAAGTTGGAGTAGTAACTTCTGACAAAGGCGGAATGTCTAATGAACAAATATCTGAATTAGCTACTAATAAAATAGTTTCTATTTCTGAAAATGCACCAGAACCTATAAAACAACAAGCTCACATTTTTGCAGATAATGTCCGCAATCTTTTGCAACATTATATAGAGTTGGCTAGAAAAGAAGAACGTGCTAACATATGTCATAAACTAAGAGAAGCTGGTCAGAATGATTTAGCAGAAGTCATAAGGAGAATATAAAATGGCAATAACACAAGCGATGTGTACTTCGTTTAAAACAGAACTTTTGACGGCTACACATAATTTTGCTACTAACGGAAATGCTTTTAAGTTAGCGTTATATGCTGTTGGTGGCGGTGGAAAATCCAGTACTACAGCTACACTAGGTGCTGCATCTACAGCTTACGTTACGACTGGAGAAATAGCAAATAGTGGGTCGTATACTGCAGGAGGTGGCGCTCTTACTAAGGTTGCTCCAACTTCAAGTGGAACTACGGCATTTACAGATTTTGCTGACATAACTTTTACCACCGCAACTATTACGGCTAGAGGTGCTTTAATCTATAACGATACAAATAGTGACAAAGCTGTTTGTGTATTAGATTTTGGAGGGGATAAATCGTCTTCTTCTGGAAGTTTTACAATTCAATTTCCAACAGCAGATGCTTCTAACGCTATTATCCGTATAGCTTAACGAGGTAACTCATGGCTATTATAACAGGTTGGGGACGCGGTAA